AAATGCATTAGTAAAGGTAATTAATGTAGGTGAGAATGGGTCTATATGCTGCCAATTAGCAGTTCCCGGTGCAGTTGTTGTACCTGTAACACTTTTACATACATAAAATGCATAAGTTGATCCTGTTTTATATTGTACAAAATCACCCGCCAAATATGTTACAGTACCTCCAGAAATATAGTTTATAGGTTTATTATAAATATATCTATAAACTCTAGTACCATCAGTTACGATATCACCATAATTAAACTGTGTGAAATCTGTACTTGATCCCGTATAAGTAGTTATAGGCCCATAAGTGTATGGTTCAATATTAGAATAGGTTATATCTTTATATCTCCATTTCTCATACCCCCAAGGTGTGAATAATTTAGGATCATATTCTGTTATTTCAACAAAACATGAGTGACCGGCATTAGGATGATAAATGTCTCTAATGTTTTTTGGTAATATATCATTTAAATCACAATGGAAGATTGTGGTTTCCTCAATACAAACAAATAATCTATAAATATCTACTGTTTCTATTGTATAACCAGTTGAAGTCAAAACAGGTTTTTTATAACTATTAATCTTGTATTTAACAATATCATTTAATTGATAGTTAATAATCTTAGGATTAAATTCTTCCGCAAATTCAAGTAATTGTAAATATTCTTCACTAGAATAAATCGGGTCTTCTAATAAATAAGTTAAGTTATTAACAGTATAATTTTTATCTTTAAACTCTGTCTCAAAAGGTTTATTAAAATCATACTTATCATAACCCTCAATACCAAATGATGTACCATCAATATTTATTGAACCAGTAGAACCAGTTGATACAGGTGATTTACTACCATTTATATGTGATCTATTAGGTGCATACGGTATGGTTTTACTATATACACTATCTCTTTTAATCTGTTTTTTACCAATACTGATATTAAATGATGGTGAAGCAAATTCATAAGCTGTAGGTGTATTACCTAAATACCAATCAGTTAATGTTATATCTTTTGTTACTGTTATACCATATTCACCTGCTAAGTTATCACTATTTTCTTTACGTTCAATAGGTAACTTTCTGGTCTTAGCCTTAAATGTAAAATCTATTTTATCATAGTTTATTGTTTTATCATATACTAATGATGATATGTTTAAAATATCTTCTGTGTCTCTATATTTCTTATAATAATCAGAGTATAGTTTATTGAACAATAAATCAGGGTCGGTATTACCAACTACCTTTGGTTTAACTATATCAAAATAAGATTGACTTTGCCCTTGTGTTGCTATTTTATAAACGTCTTTATCAGCAATATTAATTGTTGTTTGATTAATAATATCTTCTTTACCTAATAAAGGTTGAATAGATAATATTTTTTCAAATATGCTATTATTATTTATTAACCTACCAGCATTAAATAATAATCTAAACCTACCATCATTTATAGGGTTATATTCACCATAAGATACCTCTGAATGAGTATAATCTATTTCTTCATATCTTTTTAATTTACAAGGAAAATCTACAGGTTGGATAGCAAGATACACTCTATCATTTTGTCTAAAAAATCCTTCATAAACAAAATTATATATTCTATCATCGGCTAAAGAGCCTCCAATAAATGTGAATTCTTGTTGATTATAAATTAGTCCATTTTGGTCTACTAACTTAACAATAACAGTTTGTCTATTATTTCTTATTAAATCTGTATCAAAATATAAATTAATATCAAACTTATAAAAACCAATATCTTTTATCAAATAATAAGGGTTATTGGATTTAACTAAAGAAACATCTTCAAGAGTATCAGCAAAACCTTCATTAATTGAAGTGATTGATACAAAGTTATCGATATTAGGTACTAAATCTAATTCATCAGTTAAAGTATGGATTAAACTAGTATCATTAAGATTATAAAATGGCCCTATATTATCTGAATTTATTGGGTATAAACCATCAAATTCAGCAATAAGCTTATTATCAATAAACAACTTATCACCAACATATATATCATCAACTTTGTATGTTGTATCAATTGTTAATCCACTAAAAATTTGATAAGTATCAATTACCTTTGATAGATTAATTGATAATGTATCATTCATCGGGTTAAGATTATGCTTATTGATATAAGCATAATCTATATGCATTAAAGGGTCAGTTTTGGCTCTTTTTGAATATTTGTATGCCAAACCATTTCTATAAGGTGTTAACGTTGATCCAGTAGGTGTAGATGCAGTACCTATAGCAGTTGTTCCTGTTATTTCATAAAAATTACCACTATAGCTAACAACATCACCTTGATAATAAGTAACACCATTAGACCATGCTTTACTTCTTCTATAAGGCACTAACCAATTACCATCTTTTAGATATTCTCCATCTAATGGTTTAGTTGTTCCAGTATATAAACTATAACCATAGTAATAAGGTTGTTTAATAACCCTATCTGTATTTGTATTGTCGGTATAATACGCAACATCTGGTATTGTATATTGGGTATCTGCTGATGTATATGCTCCCGGTTCTAAATCTATTACACTACCTGCAATATCAAAATAACATGTATGTGCTTTAGGTGGTGGGCAATCAAAATTAAACCCTAATTCAATATAAGCTAATGCTTTTGATATTGAATTTATAAAAAACTCTCTTTCAATATTTGTGGGATTAGGACAGTCAGCAAATGTTATAGTATGTGAGTTAGCATTTTTTGGTATAATATCAAATGCTGGTCTATCATAATCAACTGTAATACCAGTAACACCATTATACTTTTTATATATGGTATAAGTGCCTCCCGGTTTATTGTATTGTACGTTAATTATAGTTATTTGTGATGTAGTATTTAATTCAGTATTATTAGGTGTTAATAGATTATTATCTTCATCATAAGTATTAACTGTTCTAAGCCTATACAAATCACCCCTAGCTACAACAAATACACCGTATCTACCACCAACTGATTCTGACGTAAGTCCGGTAGCAACAACTAATGTATTAATATTGCCACCAAAACTGTTTTCTGTATAATCAGTTAAATTATCGTATAAATAATATGATCCTTCCCTTTCGCATTCATCTTTAATGCTGTAATATTTACCTCTATAAAGATTAACACTATTATCAATACCCTTATTACTTTCTTTTAATTGATTGTAAATTGATAATGGTGTAGACAATGCCTTGGCTGTATTATAAACCCTTCCGCCATTAATTTCTATACTATTAGTACCCTGATTAATTCTTTTTAAAGCATCATTTGTGAATTCTGACCCTTTATCAATACCGGCTTTATACTTGTATTTATTATCAAGTAAATCAGAGTTCTTAACTTTTTTACCAGCATTAAATATAGTTGTTGCAGGTATAACCTGTTTAATAAGTTGAACCCAATATGTATCAAATTGATTAATAAAATCAATACCTACACTATTACTAATATCTTTACCATAAGATTTTTTAAAATCATAATACAACTTCCTAAGTGTAGGATAAACAATAAATGTTTTTCTATTTCTTGGATCAATAAAGTTGTTAAGACAATCTTTAATAAACTGTGAAAAAGTTATATTAGTAGGATTAACACTGTTTGTATATGGTGACCCATAATTAGTATCAATAATAAGTCTATTGCGCTTAAAATACCTATAAATTAAGAAATCAATAACTCTTTGTGAATTAAGATAGATTTCAACCTCTTTCGTATTAATCAGTAATCTACTATTAAGAACTTCATAAGAAGTATCCGAATCTATATCTTCATTAATAGTAGCAGACTCGGTGTAAACCCAAGACTTCTTATTATCAATTGTTTTAACGAGTTCAAAACCTTTTATACCATCAAAGTCTCTAAACTTATCAAGATAAGTTTTACCGTTATCATAAGGACCAACATTTTCTTTATCAATAACAATATAACCACCTGCCTCTTGATAAGCTACATCAGTCGGTGCCGATGGGTATCCTTCTGAATCAAATGGATATAAACCAACCAGATTAGCTGGATCATCTTCTCCCAAAGCTTCCGCTATCTCTAAATACTTATTATTAGCGTCTAATTTCGCTTCTGTTAAGTAGATATACTCATTAATGTCTATTATATAGTCAGGTATCCCGACGATCTCTAATAGGGCTTCTATGGCTTTTCTAGTACCTTTACTTTTGAATAGATATGCTGTATTCAACAATAACCTTCTCCATACTTCAATATCAAACTCTTGTGGTGTGATAGTATCTTCCAGAGGTTGACTTATCGTGAATAAACTTGTAATTATAGCATCATCATCATCTAATCTATTTGTATCCCAACCTAATGTCTGAGCAAAGTTTTTAATTAACAAATCAGGGACATTATCTATTTTATCATAACTTACATTTCTCATGTAAGCAAGTGAATCAACATACACTTTAACAGCATCAAATCCTCTACCATATAACTGTAAAACATTTTCCATTTTACGATCTACGGTATCAAACTCTTTAAAGGCCTCAGTTGTTAATGTTCTACTAATTAAATCACTTTTAAAACTATCAAATGATTCAGCGATTGAATTTAATTCTAATACATATTCATCATATTTTGTTGTAAACACATCTAAATTATAATCATCATATAACGGGAAATATAATACCACAGGTTGTATTACGGACTTACCAGTATCATCTGATACCGGCACATTAATTTTTGTCGCATATACTTTGTTTTGATTATCAAAGTTTAGTAAAAATTTAGCGACATCGCTTAATTCTTCATAAAACTTATTAACTATAGTTTTATTTGGTTTTAAATAAAATTTGGTGTTAACATTATTATTATCATCTTTTACATCTGCAAATGGAAAACCATTAACAGTTACTGACAAATTTGTTCCTGCTGCTCTCAATACTACATCAATGATATCGAATTCTTGATCATTAAAGAAAACAGTATAATCAGTATAATATTTTGAAAAGTTTCTAATGACAGCACGATCATCGTAATCATTTAAAGTCGTACCAGTACTGTTATATTCAATATTAAAAGGGTTTCTTATCGCACTTGAGTTAATTGTAATAGTAGACGTGTTGTTATTCTTATTTTCAATATAAGAAACAACGTTACGAATGTTTTGACCCAAATATTCTACTTTAATTGCAGCCGGGAAGTTAGAAATAATTTCTACCAACCCATTCTTAATTCTCTCCTTTAATGAAGAAAACAATACAAATCTACTGACATTACTAGTGTCGACATTAAATTTAGGTTTTAGTTTGTTTTCAACATAATTAGATAAATTATTTGGTTGAACACCTAATGTATTAGAGATACTTTCTTGTGTATAAGATACCGGTGCGTTTGTTTCTCCAGATATATTTGTCTGGATTACACTAATATCTTTAACAATACTAAAATTACCGAGGGTTAGGAATGGGTCACCGCCAAATTCATTATTATTGGCAAATTGCATACCAACTAATCCGCCACCAAAGGTATCATTACCACTAGCTAAATTACCCCCCTTTGTTATTACAGTTCTAGTGACTTTTTCGTATTCAGCAAAAGTGAAACATGGTACATAACATAATATACCATCTACATTATACTCTCTAAAACCATCTGATCCTAATTCTCTTGCTTTGTTTATTGCTTCTTCTTTAGTTGAATATACAAAACGTAGTATAGGTGAATTAATTACTGCCATTTTTATTAGTTTGGTAACGGTATGTTATCTAATGTTTTGCTTGTATCTATATCTGTTCTAATTCTTCTAACCTCATAATGACCTATATTTGGGTCATCAATCTCATATAGATCATATTGTTTATAAATTGTGCCATCAGTATTATAAAGTGTGTAAATACCATCTTTAAGTGATTTACTTTGTTCACCAAATAACGCTATTGATAGACTTTCTATATCAAAATCTACAACCTCAATTTCTTTGACTATCGGGTTAAAACTGGTATTACTTAATATCACATTTTGCCCTTTTCTACCAATAAATGGTTGTGCTGTAGGTCTAAATGATGGTGCAGTATTTGGTGTAACTGTACAAAATAGTAAACTACCTGTATTATTATACGCATATTTAATACCTTTTTGTGTAGTACCATTACCAATTGATTGCGTTGCTTCACACAAAAAACTAGTAGTTACTATTTTATATAAACCCTCAATTTTTGAACCATTATTATTTAAGTATTCAACTCTATATCCATCAAGACCATTATTAGTAAATTTACGAATGAAATCAATTGGTGCTGAGTTCACATCAAAAACTAAACCTTTAATATCTGGTACATTAACGAGCTCACCGCAATCAAGAATAGTTGTTCTTATTTGTGCTGGTCTAATATAGATTGTATATATACCTTTCTGATTAAATACATCTTTTGGTAGTGTTAAATTATATAAACCACCAAGTAATTCTGATGTACTGCCTCCAAGTTCTTGATTTGAATACAAAGGTTTAATCACCGTTGATCCAGATAATTTTTTTATAACTTGCTGTTCACCAGATGCCCTTGTTCTTGAATATATAACAATGACCTCAATATCATTCGGATTAACATCTGCTGGCCTTTTAAAACCGTAATTACCTAAACTCATAGTATGCCGTTTTTATTTACCTTAAAAAACCCAAGACCAGTCTTTTTTAACTCCTGTAATGTCCTAGTTTTATTTAACTTACTTATTGATTCAAATACACTATTTGCACCTCTATCTATAAATACACTACTTTGTATTTTTGGCTCTTCTGCTATGCTGTCATATAACATATAAACCGGTTTAGATGTATAATCATCATTAGGTATAGTTTTATATGTAACACGTCCATTAATCTCCTCATATAATATAGGATTTGATGTACCAACACCAATATAATACTTATAATAATAACTGTCATTAGTTACATCATAATTTTCTATTATGGCAACTAAATCACTACCAGATATTAGTATAGGTTTACCCAAATTGTTCCTATTAAAATTACCATTTAACTCATCTTGAGTTAAAATTGTACCTAACTTTGAATTAGTAATACCTGTAATATAAGTTATATCTTGAGAAAATAAAGTTGTTAAACCTGTTAAATCCGAATATACGGTCTGACTAATAACCATATTGTCTAAATTAACTCTATTGATATATCCATCCGTATCAACATACACCCCATTAGCTGATATATTCTGATCTAATTGTAATAGGCAGTTAATATCAGTTTGTATTTGTTCTATATTCAATGTCATAATAATGAAAAGTTAATAGTATCGGTTAGTTCTGTTATGCTAGAATCATTTAAATCTTCAAATACCGCTTTATAAACTACATTACATCTTAATGTAGAAGGTATATCAAAATTATATGAAAACAGTAAGTAATTAAAATAGGTTTTTACATCTAAATCTATAATTTCACTTGGCTCAATAATAGATTTGGTTTGATTTGTAACCATATTAACAACGACCGAGAAATCGTTATCAAATAGACTTGATTGATCTCTATTTGGAACTAACCTATGGTAATATCTCATTAAGTTAATATAGTCGGTTTTTATTTCACTAATAGGTTTTAGTGTTAATATCGCATTCTTTACTATGTTTATACTCTGTGTATTAACACCCGTTAATTGCCCATTAGTTGGGTCTATATTTGCTAAACTTGTTATATACTGATCATATAACTGTTTATATTCGTTCAAATTTTTAAGCCAAAACTTTCTATTTTGAACAAAATTAACATTTGGGTATTTATTAAACGTAAATGTGTAAGGAGTATTTTGATATGTTATACCATTTACAGTTAATCTAATTCCGGTATTAGTAGCAACGCTTTGACCTTTTGGTGTGGTATTTTGGGTAAGTTCTATTCTACCTATAGTACTAGAATTTCTACTTAAAATAACATGTTTAATTGCAGTAGAGTTTAACAGATAATCAGTATATTGATTAAGAGTTTCAAACTTAGATTCAACCTCTCTTTTATATACTAATTCTTTATCAGCATCAGACCAGTCTTTAGCAGGTTTTATATAGAATCCACTTGAAACCATTGTGCCTGTATCAGTAAAAATAAAACCAGTATTGGAAGCAAAAGTATTGCCGCTAGAAATAAACCTTAAATCGGTTGGTATTGATAATTCGCCATATTGGTAACTTATATCATAGAAAAAGTCATCAATATCAGCTTTACGCATTGCAACATAAGTAGGATTTGTATGTGTACCTAATACAACATTCATGAAACCATTATCATTTATTAAATCTATAAACTTGACATAAATATTATCTTCTGGATAATCTGGTAATCTTGAAGTTGTATCCCCATACGCTAATTTGATTGAAGCGTATCTATTAAACTGATCTAATCTAGTTTTTTCAACAGTAACAAGAGGCTGTTTATTTAAAGTATTACCGCTTAAACTTATAGTATCAAAAAATAAATCTTTAAGTTTAAATCGCTTATTTGATTGATTTTGTATTCTTATTTTACCTAAACTATTCTCAATAGATAAGTTACCTCTATCATTAATCAAATCATATCTATTAAACTTAAAATCAGATCCAAAAAAATACTTTAATTCATTGTTAGTAAACAACGTATAAGTTAAAGTTTTAAAAACTGTATTAACTACATTTGCATTCTCATACACATTATTTCTAAACATTACATCTAATAAACCATCTTCAAATAGTGTATTATTGATACTAATATCTTTGTTTATACTATTGTTTTTAACCATTGTACCAAAATATGATACTGGTACTGGTTGGGTTGGTCTAAATATAGGCACCTTTTTATCAGACCAGTATGTATCAATTACTAACTCAAATAAATCAATATCTGGTGTTTCTATAGTATAATCATTCCCATCAAATAGTAATGTATCGTATTGTAATAGAGATTTATTCAATACAATTTTAGAATACTCATATTTAACATTAAAGTCTTCATTTGAAATGACCCACCTTCTATTGTTTGTGCTAATGCTTGCCGGTATCATTGGGATACGTCTATTATTTGCAGCATCATAAAAATAGTACTTAGCATATAACTCATTGAACCCAACTTTAGTAAATGATATAGAATAACCTTCTTTAGTTTTGTCTAAAGTGAATAAAGGTCTTAATGTTTTACTCTCACTTAATACTTCTGTATCACAATATCTCTCACTAACAGGTACCTTAGTGGTCATTATTAATTTTTGTCTTATAGGATCATTACTATCAAAATATTCAATAATTAATCCACTTGCATACAAATAAGGTTTATCATTATAATTATTGACCCACGTTGTTTGTTTAGATTTAAAAGGTATTGCAAATGATGGATAATATATAGGTAAATCAGTGAATGTTGGTCTTGGTAATGATATATCAGTAACAAAACTTTGTGATATTAAACCACTATTAATAAGTGTTTCACTAGGTAATAAATTAGTATTGTAAGGTCTTGGTATAGCATAATATTGATAGTCTGTTATTAATGACTGTCTTTGTATAGTCAAAGCTAAATTATTAATATCAGTTTTAAGTGTTTTGTAATTACTATCAATAAATCTATCTAATGTATCACCAGATACAAGCGGATTAAATGTATTAAAGAAAAATAAGCAATAACTTACATTGGTAAATTTATTTCTAAATTCATACAATTCATTATCAATAATAGGGTTAACTGAAAGCCCTATATTTTTATTTAAAAAATCAATGTTGTTTTCACTCTGATTAGATTTACCAATATCAGAGTTAATATCCAATACAATATTAATATCTTTGTCTATCTTTAACATTTTAATCGTTTATATTCACTAAAGTTATCATCAGTAAACAGTCCTGTATTATCAAATAAACCATTTATATAATCTCTAAAATTAAATATGTATGATTGATTTGTTCTTGTAGGAACATTCCTGACATTAACTAAGTCATTATCATCATTAGTATTTAATTTAGTGTATTTTTTCTCTGCATTTACAATAAATCTTATATCATTGTAAACATATAGAGCATTATTAATAAATGGGTAATCTACATTAGCTGCCGTTAATGGATCTACGTAAGCATAATCTTTAACATCTCTCCATATATATCTACCATTATTAAGTAATGTTGCATAATATGGTGTTAGTTCCTGATTACTAGTGGTCTGCAATTCACCCAATAATCTAAGTTGTTTTATGTAAAATGGGTTATAATGATATAATACATCACCCAACATAAAACAGTGTTTTAAAGTGGTAAGTTCAGTTTCAACTTGTTCTAGTACAGACCAAGAACATATTGAATGTATATATTTCTGACCTATATATACACCATTAGTATTTTCTATATAATCACTACTAGTACTTTCAATAAACTCACTTAAATTAGATTTTATGCCGCCATTATACATGATACCAATAACAATATTTGTTATCGGATAACCTTTATGATTCAATAAGTTCTCAATATTAGTATCTATATCATTAACAAAATTGTAAATGTCTGAATTGAAACAATTTTTACTAAATGAGCATACATCATAATCAGGGATTATATCTATAACTTCTAATTGTTTAAAATAATACTGTATTAACTCACCATTTTTAACTTTTCTGAAATTTAGATCTGGTTTAAGTAGTTTAACAACATTTGGTCTATCTTCATATAATGCAGATAATTCACTATTCTTAAAACCGACATTACCTATCAATGTATCTGTAACCGTATAACCTGTTACGCTTTGTATAGCAGGTCTTGTATCTCTTAAATACACAATACCATTTGTATATTCATCAACCACATATAATCCAGATGATATTTCACTATTTGTTGTATTTGTCACATAAAGCGTATCACCAAATTCAACATCACATTCAAATAAGGGTTTAAAACATAACCTATTAGGTATATCTATATTTAACTCATACGCAATCTTTGCTGGAATACCCTTCCTTAAATCAAATTCATTATTCGCTGTTTTTACATAAAGTTCTTCACCTGTTTCAACCAATACAACAATCGACCAATTATCTTTATTAAAAGATAATTTAGTTTTATCAATATTGATAGATGAATATATGTTATTATTAAGTAAAATAACCGGGTTTGTATTAATTATAGGATCAACTTTACCATATAATCTAAGATTATTAGTGGCATTTTTTTCTAACTGATATTGTTGAATACCAGATATAGTGTAATAGTATTTGTCATCCACCATTCTTTTTTCTGCCGATTCAACAGTTAATGGTAGAGATATATCACTTTTAATACCTATTGTTTTATCTAATCTCTCTTTCATTATTTAAAGTAGATGTTTTCTATGTCTATTAGTGAATTTGCCCCATCCCACATACCAAAATAATAGTATTTGCCATTATACATATTATTTTGTTTACCATAAGATGAATAGACAGTATTTGCAATTAGATCAGGTAAATCATTTGTAATATCCACAATTTCTATTTCTAATGCAGTTTTATAATTTCTAAAATCACAACAATTAACAAATAATCCAACTGTTACGGTATCATTAAGTGCTTTATTATACGGTGGATGTACATTAAAAGAATTAGCTTCACTATTTTTACTTTTAGCCAAATCTCTTGAATATGGTGTACCCCTATAAACAACACTACCTGAATTATCTCCAAAATTAACAGTATCTAATTGGCCATATATATCAAGATTATTAGAAGTAAAATCATTACTGTTAAATAATTCTTCAAATACTGGACCTATGTTTTTACCAATTGTATCAAGATTAACAAACGTTGAACTTCCACCAACATCGGTACCAATGCCATAAATTATTTCCTCTATAACACCAAGATATTTTAATCTATTAACATCAACAATATTATCAATTACTATTGAAAAATTTTTAACAATAAAAAATGATATAGTATCTCTATATAAACTATTAACAGAAATTCTAGGTAAAAAACATGAACCTATTACTTCTGTATCTCCAGTTATATTACTTATAGGATGTTGCCAAAATACTTTATCAGATTTATTGGTATCAATTTTTGGTATATATGGAATATTTAACCCGTTCTGATTTATAGTATTACCATGCGATTTATATAAAGTTTTTATCGTATAAAACTTACGTCTATTATTTAATATATCATATTCAAAATTACCCCAATAAGTACCTAACCAACCGCCTATGTTAGGGTCTCCTTCATTGTTGGCAGGTATTCTAACACCAGATAATACTTGATGTTTAAATCCTCCCCAAGGTCTTCTGGTACCGTAATTAATCTTATCCGCCTCGTAAAACTCAAAACAATATGAACCTTTAGTTGGTACACCCAATGTTTTATTTTCAGTAGGTATTTTATCACCGTATTCATTAGTCATGTAATAATCACTATACATTGGTAAATTAATCTTGAATACTCCACTAGATTTTGGAAATCTATATGTACCAATTCTTTTTCTTGTACCAACAGTATTAGTATCATCCATTTTATAAATCACCACTTCTAATTCCTGAACAGGATAAAACCCACCGGCTATTCTACCATCTTTAGTTTCACCATAAACACTATTTGCTTCTATAACAGAATTTTCGTCCAATCCTGAGTCGTTATTAATGGTAAAATATGAGCCGTCAAAATTGTAACCTATGTATTCAGGGGATGATCCTATAAAACCAAAAAATGTTGCAGTTGGAATAAAAGTATAATCAATAGTAAAATTACATTCAGTAATACCTACGTTATTATTATCACCCCAAAAAGGTAAGACATTTAATTGTTTAACCTCAGTGAAAATATTTGGCATCTTATCAATATCAACATTAACCTGCACTTCATAATCACCATTACCAGTATAAATAAATCCCGGTATATTTGATACATCATCTAATGTTGAACCAGATATATTTGCAGATATAAAAGACTTTATTGAATTTATTGTCTCTCCACCAGATAACTGATTAGCTAAATCACTTGCATTAATATTGAAACTATTTGTATCAAACAAATCAAAATCCATTCTAACTTGATGTGGGCCAACCGGTACGCCAAATATCATATAATCACCATTTTCGTTTGTCGTTGCAGTGAATTTATAATACTTGTTATATACTTCCTCTAATATAGGATAATTAACAAAATCATTCACATCTGGAAAGCTTCCTACAGCTCTATGTGATGCGTTTTTAGCGTTCCTAACCCTTGGTAGTAGATTATGTCTCAAACCATTAGGGAAAGCGTCTGTAGGGCTTGTAAATGGGTAATATTTGATAATATCATTCCTTAACAAATCATCAGTTGTTATAGGTATAAAAACACTAACTTTTGCATTTTGTACACCAACTCCATTTTTTAGTTTTATACTACCGGCAATTACACCTTCATTAGAAGATACTCGATTATAAACATCATCAGATGATACAACTAAAGATAAGACTTTGAGTTCATCAAAGTCTTGTTCTAAATTTAAACTAATGACATTATCAGTATTTAAATCATCTACCTTTAATACGATATTTTCTATGTCCATATTAGATTAAGTTATTACTAAGAGTAGTTGTTCTAACAACAATATCTCTTTGTGGGTATCTAATTTGTAATATCTGATTAGATTCACATTTCAAAATATTATTGCTAGTATTTATTTCTCTTGTGGTAGTATTATTTAAAGGTTGATTTATCGTGTTGCTGCTATATTGACCACCAACTTTATTGAACACTTTAATATAGTTTATGTTCTGTACTGTGTCAATATTTGATATAAGTCTAATCAACTTACCTAAGTTATATGATCTACCTGTATCAATTTTTGAATTTTCAAACTCACTGTTGATAAGATCAATGATTCTATTGCTAGTTTCTATTTGAGTTGTATTATCAATCAATACACTCACTTCAAATCCTAAATCAATTACTTGTCCGGGTTTAATAAGTATGTAATCATTTAACATTCTATAATTTGATAAATATGCTCCCACATTTTCCATTACAGTAGATGTTACTTGATTGGAAATTTTGCCCTCATTATCATAAGATAGTAAATTGACTTCTATTTTATTGTTTACTTGTCTTACACCTACTTTAGCTGGGGCACCAAAATCTTTTGGTAATGAAACCAATAACGCTTTATAATCATTTAATGTGACTGCTCTTTTTTGAGATGCAAAGTTATATGCAATCATATTTCTTAATTCTTCAATATCTAACTCTTCGCCCCCACCAACTGCTGGAGTTACGTTTGTAACACTTAAAGAACCTTCAACAACGGCGTTTGTTCTAACATCACTACCATTTATTTCAATATATTTTGTACCAAATGAATTAATAACATTAACACCTACATTACTATTACTGCCACCGCCTATTCTATACCTAATGTACATTGTGTGATTTTTAAACGGTGCTTCACCTAAACTACTATTATTCAATAACGACTGTAAATCAAATGTTCCACCATCAACAAAATCGTCAAGAATATCAAACCCTGAATTTGTTTGATTACCAAATGTTATTTTGCATTGATTATTTGGTAAATATTTTTTGATATAACGTTTAGTTGTATCTAACCACTTACCTGCTGGAATGCCATTACTGTCAACAGCTTTACTTCTATCTCTAACAAAAACACTTTTTTGTGCTAAGGCATCAACTTCATACCACAAATAATCCTCATTTGAAAAGTCGTTAATAGATGGTTGAGATGATAAGTTTGTGCCGGGCTTCATTATTACGCTTTGTACAGATAATACGTTATCATCTGGTAAAATAAGAGAATAAAACGGTTTAACATCTGCATTACCAAAAACCTGTGTAAATACTTTACTAATACCGGCTATTACTATACCCGTTTTAGTTAATCTATATGCCACAATAATCCCGTTTGATGTAATAGGAGTTTTTGTTCTATCTAATACACCTGATATATTGAATGGTGAAGAAAAATCAACATCATATAATAATTCATAACTATTATTACCACCTAATACCTGAGTACCTGCTTTAAGTATTGGCATATACGAAGGGTCAGCATCGTCACCAAATGCTGGTACTTGAACTGTAAACTGACATATAGCAATGCTTGCTGATTTATTTGGTAAGCTTAACCCATAAGTTTCGGCTAATCTATATAATGATTCCCTTTTTTGAGCAGTATATAAAAATACCTCATTAACGGATCTATCAATACCATGATTTAAAGTATCAGCAATACCAGCATTTAAATCAGCTAACACTGACATTATTGATCCATCATTGAAATTATTAATTAGATCTGGATAATAATTTTTTATGTAATTATACTGTTCTTCTTTAAGTGATTTAAAATCCCTAACAGCATAAGATAATGTTCTTGCCATTTTATAGTTCTATTGTTATATTGTCGTTATATTCAAATGTATTATCTGTGAATAGATAATTTATTGATACTATTAATGTGCTCCTATTTTCATCCCTCTCGTAATTAACACCTTTAATTTTAACATTAGGGATATAATTTTCAACATCATATATCTCTTGAGTAACTTCCTGCCTCATAACCTCATCATTTTGATCAAATAATAGATATTTAAGCCTAGTACCAAATTCTGGATACATATATCTTGATCCCTTATCTGTCATAAAATAATGTATAAGCATAGTTTTAGTTTCCTCAATCGGAGAGGTTGTCAATTTAAAATAATCACCATTTTGTGAATCCTCAAATGGGAATGATATGCCGTATGTAGTTTTTCTAACACTCATAATACCAATTTATATTAAATAGAACAAAAAAGAAAGGCCCCAAATTGGGGCCCTTTTTTATGCTGAACATCCTTCACATTCAAAATAACTATTTTCAGGTTTAGGAGGTAAAACCATTTCACTAAAATCATGTCTTTCTGGCGTGACTTCATGTGTAATTTTAGGTTTATTATCCATATCTGATAATTTAACTGCCAAATATGTTGGAGTACTATCAACAGCCTGTGTTTTATAGTAATAACATAATGTTTTAAGTCCTAACTTATGTCCTAATAATAACGCACTTGTCATTTTTGAAATAGTATTGTTGGCCATATAGATATTCATTGATTGTGATTGATCAATAAATGGTCCTCTGTCTGCCGCCATTTCAATAATCGATTTTTGTTTGATATTCCAAATTGTCCTATATTTATCAATCAAATGATTTACTTTATTCACAATAGATTGATTACTCAAATCAAGATATTGCTCATAAGGTAATTTAGAAATATCACCCTTATTGATAATAAGAGTATCTTTAACATGTTGATTCCAAATACCTAATGCAGATAAATCATCAATGACATATTTAGACACAATTGTAAATTCACCGCCAATAACTTTTCTATTATATACATTACTAAACTGTGGTTCAACCATTTCATTAGAACCAGTAATTTTAGCAGATGATGCTACTGGCATTACAGCAGTAAACAAACTATTACATATACCATGTTTAATAACACTTGATTTAAGCTCATCCCATTTATCTTTACCTAATTTTAGTTTAGACTGATCATAGCCCCATAAATCAAATTGGAATTTACCCTCTGACATCGGAGAACCTTTAAAATATTTATATGGTTCATATTGACCGTTAATTACCAATTCGTTAGAACCTTGAATTGCGGCAAAATAAATGTTCTCAAATATTTCTTTATTTAACTCCCTTGCTTCCGGCGAATCAAAAACATAGTCAAACATAAAGAATACATCTGCTAATCCTTGTACACCAATAGCTAATGCTCTTTGATTAAGACCACCAATTCTACCTTTTTCAGTAGAATAGTCATTAATATCAATAGCACGGTTAAGCATTTTTACTGTTGTTTTAACAGCATTTCTCATTTCTTCAAAGTCAAAATAAACTTTATCATTAACCTTTTTAACAAAGTTTTTAAGAACCATAGAAGATAATGTACATTGAGCAGTTTCATCTGGTGTTGCGACTTCAAAAATTTCAGCACATAGATTTGACATTATAAGCGGACCAATATTAGATTGATTAGACTTATAGTTAGCATTATCTTTTGATAAGATATAAGGGACACCAGTTTCTGTATGTGCTTTATAAATCTCTTTCCACAAGTCTTGTGCTTTAATTTTTTCGCCCAAACCCAACTCGATTGCTTTATCATAAACACGATTAAATTCATCACCATAGATTTTATGTAAAGCAGGTAAACCAGCATCTTCAATATCTTTAGGACACATTAAATACCAATCCCCGTCATTTTCAACAGCTTCAAAAAACCTAGATGGACACCACAATGCCAAAAATGTATCTCTTGCTCTAAGTTCATCTTTACCGGTCTGACTTCTGATATGAATAATATCAAAAATGTCTTTATGCCAAGGTTCAACATAAATCGCAGCAGCACCCGGTCTTCTACCTTGTTGATTAAAGAATCTTAGATTTTCATTAACCATCTTAATGTATTTTAATAGACCACCAGCATTGCCGCCACTTGATTTAATTTTAGTTTTGGCTGATCTAACATTTGAAACACACAAACCAATACCAGCAGCATTACTAGAATAATCACAAATATCACCCATAGTTTCAATAATACCACGTCTTGAGTCCTCTTTATTCTCAATTAAGGTACATGAAATTAACTGAGGGTAAAATTTACCTGAGTTAATCATAATAGGTGTTGCTGCTGATATTTGCTGATTTGACAAATAATTATACAAAACCTTAATTTCATCTAAAGTATCTGCAAGCCATGTAGCAACCCTTAAATACATGTATTGTGGTCTTTCTATTAATTTACCAGTATTGTCTTTAAGCAAGTACACTTGTTTAAGTGATTCTACTGCAAAATAATCATACAACTCATCTTTGGTTAAATCAATAATATTATCGATGTCTTTACCAATAGATTTAACTTTATTGATATATTCAGGGTGTAGAATATTTTTACCATCTAAAGATACTGTTAAATCATAAAAACTCGGATTAGTGTCTTTATATAAAGAAGTTAATGCAATACTTGCAGCAAACTTAGCATAATCTGGGTGAGTTGTTACCATTGAATTAGCTATTCTAGCTAATTCACCATCTATTTGATTTGTTGAGACTGATAAATCATCTGTTGGTAATGATGTAATAACTTTGACAAAGAGTGACGCTGTATCTACATTTAATCCTTTAGCAGCAGCCCTAATTCTTTTGTCAATTTTAGATGGGTCAAAATTTACTGTTTTACCGTTACGTTTAATTATTTTCATTTTTGTTACTGTTTATTAAAAATCTTCGTTAAACTGGATTATTTCATTGGTTTTTGCTTTTTGATATTCTGCTGGTCTTGCTTCAAAGAAATTGGTTTTTGTTTCAACTGCAATACCGTTCATAAAATCAAATGGTTGTGTAACATTAAACTGTTTTTCCACACCTAGTTTATGAAGTAATTCATCAACAATAAATTCCAAATACCTTTTCATCAGATCAGCATTCATACCAATTAATGATACTGGTAAAGACTCAGTTATAAATTCCTTTTCAATCTCAAGTGCAGATAAAAATATCTCTTTAATTCTATCTCTTGATGGTTTGTTTTTTACGTGATTGTTAAAAAGATGTAATGCAAATTCACAATGCAAATTCTCATCTTTAAATATAAACTGATTTGCTTGAGATAAACCCGGCATTAAACCTTTACTTTTTAACCAAAAAATAGAAGCAAACGAACCAGCAAAAAATATACCTTCAACCGCAGCGAAAGCCAAAAGTCTTTCAGCAAACGAATCACTTTTAATCCATTTAAGTGCCCACTCAGCCTTTTTCTTAACAATAGGGTTTGTTTCAATAGCATTAAAACATTCAAGTTTTTCTTCATGTCTTTTTATATAAGTGTCAATCAGTAATGAATACATGTGACTATGAATATTTTCCATCATAAGCTGAAATCCATAAAAGAATTTAGCTTCTGGATATTGTACTTCATTTAAAAAGTTCATAGCCAAATTTTCATTTACTATACCATCACTCGCAGCAAAAAATGATAGCACATTCTTAATGAAAAACCTAGAATTCTCATCCAATGAATTCCAATCATTAAGATCATTTGATAATTCAACTTCTTCTGCTGTCCAATAGGCAGATTGATGTTTCTGATAGAAATCAAAAATATCTTGATGTTCTATTGGGAAAATTACAAACCTGCCCGGATTTTCAATCAAAATCGGTTCCATACGTTATTTGTTTTGTTTAGTTTATTTTTATAGGTAAGTTTAAATAGCTGCTTGAACTTTAATTTGACTACTAGTTTCCTCAAATTCTTTTAACTGTTTTTCCTTTTCTTGTTTCTGTAATAAATATTTCGCCATAGCTTTAGCACGTGTATCTTGTTCAGTATTTTTCTTATGATCACTAGCTGATGTTGGGTTAATTGGTTTATCAAAACCATCAATAGAAAATGTTTTACCTAAATCTACTTTACATCTTTCATTATCAAATATAACACCCCTAAATTCTACACCATCTTTACCGTCTCTGTTTTTTGAGATAAACATATTACCAGTTTTCTGATCTCTGTCACTCTGAGTTTTAGCTATAGTTAATATAACGTGAGCAGCCTGTGCTTTTTTAATTGATCCACCAATCTGTTCAATACCAACAGTATCTTTATCAACTGATGATCTGCCACCTTGAGTTGCTGCCCATAAAGCCACATTCTCATCACTGGCCATACTTTCCATACTCCTAATAAGTCTACCCTCATTATGATTAACATCAGCAGACCTTTGAGCATAGTCAACATCCATACAATCAAGATAGTCAATAATTACTAAATCAATTTTAGGATTTTTAGCATTTATCTTCTTTATTTCTTTTCTAAGAATAGAAGGTGTAGTCGAACCATCACTTGAATACCTAATTGTATGTAATTTATTAGGTCTATTTTTAAGATCCTTTGTCTCCTCTAATACTTTATCCTTAATTAATAATAACTCTTCGTCAGACGCTTGATAAATTGATTTAAGATACTTACTTTTCATTTGTCTTACTGTATCTTCAAAAATAATATGAAGAACGTTATAACCAGCAAGAAATGCATTTACAGCAAATATAGTAAATAATGTGGTTTTACCAGTACCAGTTGGTGCTATAAGTAAACCCAATGTACCTTTATTTAAACCTCCATTTTTTAAACATCTATCAAGTTCCGGCAAACCTGTAGGAATTGGCTCACTAAATTGTTCGTCAAATATATCTTCTACGTTATTATAGAAGTTAAATGCTTCTGTATCTTCTTTAAATGTGATGGCATCTTTTATTTGGGCCTCAATTAAATTATAATCAATAGTACCTTTTTTTAGTTTACCTTGAATATCATTTAATACATTTGTGACTCTTTTAAGTTTACAAAATTCAAGAGCAGTCTCTTGTACATTGTAATTAATATCAGTTATTGATTTAATATTTTGTAATGTCTCCAATAACTGATCTCTAAATGCATCATTATCTTCTGTATTTAATCTAACCTCTGTATCTAATACAGAAAAGGACGGTGCCACCTCATGCTTAACATAATACCTTTTAATCAGTAAAACAAGTTTTGCAAGAGCCTCCCTTGGAAAGAAAGAAGGCTCTATGATTTCAATAATTTTTTCTGCAAACTTACTATCAGTTAAAATTTCATTTATAAGCTGTAATTGATATTCGGCACCTAAATGTGAAAAATCTTTGTTAGTTATTTGCATTTTTGTTCTTATTTACTCCCTGTTTTTTTACTAAAATTCTTTGAAAATCTCTAATGAACTCTTTAGTTAAATGTCTAATGTTAACATTGTTTCTAACTGTTGC